AGTGCAGAATCTTGCAGATAATGATATCCGAATTCATTACCGACAGCAGTGACCAGCCCATCGTTGATTAAATCTCTACGGAATTTTTGGAATGCCCACGGACTAGAACTAGTTCCTGGTCTTGGTCTTATGATACAACGTCTAAATTCGTCGCCAACGATAGATGTATTTTGAGGAACTTTAATGGGTAGGTTTTCTTCATAGATACCACTTTCAACTAAAATAGTGATTTGAATACTTTTAGAAACATCACCGTAGGCAATGGTTTCACCTATTTGGAAAGTACCGTACTTGATATCCACATCAAAAATTTCATCGTCACCGTCTAGTGATCCGTCATGTGCTAGGATCTGTGCGATAGCTCCTGAATCAACACCTCTAAGGAATAGGCCTTCTCGAACATCTCGTGTTCGAATAGCAGCAGGAGTATTGTTTAACACATCTCCAGTATAGTCAGTTCTTAGACCGTTAGTGAATATTTTAAATCTAGGTAGATCAGCAATTACAGCCGGTAATGAAGTAAATCCAGAACCCTGGTCTGTGATAGTGATACTAACAATCTGTCCGCTAACAACATCAGCAGTACCGAACGCACCTGCTCCGCCACCGCCAGTAATTCGAACCGATACTAAACTGTAACCAGATCCTTGATTTGTGATAGTGACATTGTTTACTTTATAAGTAACGTCAAAAGTTGCTCCAAGGCCGAATGCGCTATCGGAAATTGTTGCAACGGCTGTAGCTCCTGGCACATCAACATACGATCCTGTGCTAACAACTCTATAGGTTAAAATAGCACCCGGAGTAGTTACTGTAGTTAGAACTTCAATGATAGCTGCTTGTCCGCCAACTCCTAGATCGCCACCTACAAGGGTTAATCGATCTCCTTCGTTGTAGTTACTACCACCTGCAACAAGGTTAATAGTATCCACGCTCATAATAGCTTCAGCGGCAAAACCAGCACCCGATGTTGGCGAAGTTTCAATAGCGGTTAAGTAACATTCATATTCGCCACTGTTATACGTTAAAACCTTTTTATAAGGACCAATTTCGTCTCGAGCTTCTAGTACTAATTCTTCTGCACGTTTACAAGCAGCTTCAAGAGTTCTATAAGCATAAGCCAATGCACGTCCCTGTAATTCTTTGGTTACTCCAACTCTATCATCTTGGCCAGATGTAGCAACATACAAGTTAGCTACAGAACCAAATGCTGAGTTATCAACATACCTTTTAGTGGCTGCAACTAAACCATTATAGATCAAGTCGTCATCTGGTTCTGGATCTCTAGATAAAATCAACGGTCCGCTCATGCGGCCCATAGCAGCATTCACTAGTCCGGTTTGAGGATCTATGGAATCAACACCTGCTCGAGATATTTTAGTATCAGCGTATCTTTTGTTAACAGCTTCGTCTTGGCTAACTGGAAGAATTGGCTGTCCTGGAATGGTAGTCAACCCTTCGGGGTCAACCATTAATCTAATTCTGTTAGTTACAATGCCGGGACTGACTTTGAGATCACCGCCTAATGCTGGGTCAGGATCAGCAGATATAGAAGCAAATTCAGAATTAATTGCGATTTCGTTTGGATTTGTGGTGTAGTCTAAAGAAATACCAGATCCAGCAGTAATTGTTTTAAATGTCAGTCCAGACTCGTCATTGTTAACAGTGACCACTGGAGTAGCTCCAGTTGTAGGATCATTTTGTCCTATATATGAACCAGGGGCATCACTTAGACCAATAAAGGTAAGTCTTTCACCTAGACCTAATGAGCTGTAGAGTTCTCGAAAGTTATCGTTGACTTTTCGGAATGAATCGCGTATGCTGTCACCGGTGCCGTCATTTCCAACAACACCTGTATCTATAATTTTTCTTGCCATGGCTTATCCTAAGATTAATGCTTTCTCTAATATTTAGCCCAATATTTTAAAAGCCTAATGTAAATACTTGATGTTTTTAAAAACTAAGAGACAACGTACTGAATATCATAGATCCAGCAAGCTAGGGCATCAACATAGTTATAGTCGAACTAAAACTGTGGCTCTGTTTCGTTGCGACAACTGCGGAAACGAGTTTCAACGAGATGTGAGAAAGATGGAAAGAAAGCGCCTAAGCAACAATTATTTTCATTGTTGTTCAGAGTGCGATTCTAAAAGATTTGCCCAACGTAAGGGAATTGAGCAGAAGAAAATTTGGGATTTGCCAGCTAGTACAGAACTACCTGTAGGAAAGTTTTAGACTCGAAAACTTTCGCCGCAGCCACAGCGGTCTTTTTCGTTAGGATTCTTAAAATCAAATCCTTCATTAAGTCCATTGCGGACCCAATCCATTTCAACACCTTCGAGATATACCAGGCTTTTTGGATCTACAAACACATGCACTCCATAACTAACAAAACTTAGATCTTCGTTGTTTGGAACATCTACAAATTCGATAGTATACGCTAATCCGCTGCATCCGGTAGTTCTTACCCCAGCGCGAATACCTAGACCCTTTCCTCTGTGTTCTAATTGTTTTTTAATTTTGTTAGCTGCGGTCTCAGTTAACGAGATCATGTTTTTGTTTATAATCCTTTACCGCTGCTTTAATCGCATCTTCTGCCAGTATGCTACAATGTATTTTGACCGGAGGTAAGGCGAGTTCTTCTGCAATCGCAGAATTCTTAATGCTTCCTGCTTCATCAAGAGTCTTACCTTTGAGCCATTCTGTAACAAGAGAGCTAGACGCAATCGCCGACCCGCAGCCATACGTTTTAAATTTAGCATCCTCGATTATCCCATCGTCGTTGACTTTAATTTGCAGTTTCATAACATCGCCACACGCAGGTGCGCCTACCATGCCTGTACCTACATTAGTATCAGACTTATCAAAACTACCCACATTACGAGGATTTTCATAATGGTCTATAACTTTATCAGAATATGCCATATCTTATTCTCCTTGTAATCGATCATTAATTACAGCCCAGTCTATGATTTTCCATTGGTTTTCTAGGTACTTGTCCTTGGCGCTTTGATAATCTAATGCCCAGGCATGTTCCCACCAATCAATTAACAGCACTATATCGCTTTTGATTTGATGATTTTTAATAGTCTTAATCATGCCGTTTTTTGCAAGATAGACCCAACCACTGCCTTGTATACCCATTGCTACTTTTAGAAATTCTTCTTTAAAATCACTAAATGTTTTAAAATGTTCTTTGATAAAATCAGCAGATACACCATCTGGTTCATTGCTGCTTTTTGGAATCATGTACTGTGCGAATAGTATATTGTGTAAAAACGCACCTGCTTCGTTGAAATCTGGATCTCCTTCACCAGCATTGTATCTGTCTACGTATGCTTTGGCAAGTTTGCCATAATGATAATCCATAGTATCCTGCGAAATCGCAGGATCTAAATCTGCTTTAGAATATTTCAGTTTAAGCAAAGTGAGTTCGTTGGAGCCTGATGATTCTTCTAAAACACCGTTTTGTGTCCATTTAATAAAATTATAACTCATAATTGTATTTAACATCCCTCATTGAAGTAAATACTCTCACAAGGAGGATTTACCCAATGTTAAATCTATTGAAGAAAATTTTTGGTTCTAAGAAGGCTGAAGCACAACCAGAAGCTGCACCGTACAAAGTAGAAGCACCTGCTCCATCTCCTGTAGCTGAAAAAGCAACAGAAGCGGTAGTTAAATCAGTTGCACCTGCTAAAAAGGCTGCTCCTAAAAAGCCTGCTGCTCCTAAAACAGCAAAGCCAAAAACGCCACGTAAACCAAAATCACAAACCAAGGCTTAATGCCTGCTCGTAAAGAGCAAAGCTGGCTAAATTTTTAGCCTTGCTCTCGCACATAATATCGTGTGAGTTTCTAAAGCTCAGTGCCCATTCGTTCACTGCTGTATTCCAGTAGAAGTTTGAATGAGCCCTGAGCTTTGCTTTTTTGTATCCGTTTTCTAACAGAAGCTCCAACTCTGGGCGATTGGCAGGGTCATGATTGACAAGTACATCTTCACGGCTAACACTGTAATGAAGCACAGGGCGCACACCACGCCAACTATCAATAATCCTTTTAACACGGTCGTCATTTGCATTGATATATTCTCCAGACTTGACCCAGTGATGATGTATGTCGAGAACCAAAGCACAGTCATTGACTAATTCGATGCTGTCTTCGATACCCCAAGTCATTTCGTCGTTTTCGATAGTAAGTGTGTTGCGAGCTTCGGGGGTCATCCTAGCCAACGCAGAACGTATTCCCATTGGGCCTCTTCGGCCTGCGATATGAACATTGATTTTAAAGTCTTGAAACGTTTTGCCAAATCCCATCCAGCGAGCCATGTCCACATGATATTCAAATTCCTCTATTGAGCGGTTAACAATATCGTCTGACTCAGATGCCAGAACGCAAAACTGCCCAGGATGAAAACTAAGCCTAACATTATTCTCGCGAGCCAGATCGCCAACGGTGAGAAATGCTCTTTCGCAATAAGCCCGTACATCGGGATTCCGCCAAAACCGGCCCCAAGTAGGCTCAGTATAGACAGGAAGGATATCGCTACTGAGTCGTACCATTCTAAGATCTTCATTTAAGCTACCTACCTTTTCAACAAGTTTACGGGCAGATTCTATGTTACCTACCATAAGGTCCCACAGTCGTTGTTCTGCCACTTCTGTTGTTTGTCTATTTAACCAAGCAACAGTGGTACTGCCAGTATTATACTGTTTGCAGTTATCTTTTTGTTTGATGCCGTCAATTTGACTAGGACCGTCGATCCATTTGCAGGCAAAGCCTATGCGTTTAACCATTTACAATATCCTGTTTTAAATAATTCATTACTCGTTGTTGGTCGTCTCTGATATACATCATTGATAGATTCATCATTTGATAAGCATGATCAACGTCGGCCGGTATAACCAAAGTGCGTCCCTCGTAGAGATCTTTCAGTTTCGCCCGGCATTCTTGATCGGTGTAAGGGATATCCATATCAACGGGTCAGTCCAGAAAAAATAAGTTCACGTTCGGTCATATAGGCCACAGGTTTGATCCAACCGCGATCGATACATTCGGATAGAATCAATCCGTACTCTCTCGGACATTGTTTTGAAATTTCAAATCCTGCTCTACCACAGGTTGTAAATTTGTCAACAATGCGAAAACGAGGATCGTCTTGAGAGATTGTACGAATTTGACTTTGGTGTGTAGTAAATGTCATACTACAAGTATAACATCTTTAACGCCAGTTGTCAACGACAAAGGGATCTTGTACGTCGTGGGGATTTGGATCACCGTGGAACACCGCGATACAACATTCTTTTGGTATTACTGGATTCCGCACAGTTTTAAATCGAACTTTACCGTTACCTCGATCGATTTCATTTCTATCACGCAATTCCCATTTGTAGCTCATGATATACTCGTCTGGCCAGAATTTTATCCTTGTTCTAGCAACGTTCCATATCCAATCCTGATCACCATGAAGTTTTTGAGCTTTTCTAGGATCAGTTTGAAACACAGTCCATATATCCGGATGAAATCCTTTTTCCCAACTTAGTACAGAACTATTAAGCATATTCCAATTAGCATGGAATTTTCTATTGAAATCTCTAATTCCGTAAAAATCAAATGTTTTTCGATCTTCTACTAATTTGTCTATTTTATTACAGATGATAACATCTAAATCAAGATATAATATTCTTCCAGTTAATGGAAGATTGGGATCAAACATATGAACCTTGTGCCACCAACCTTTGGCATATCCAGAATTGGGTTGGACTATTAATCTAACACCATCGATAGGTGATGGATCGTCGGTGAGGCAGACAAATTCATAAGGCAATGTCATATGTCGACTGACCATATTCCTTAGTTTTTCAACGTAGTCTTTGCCGTATTTGTTACCGAAGCGAACACAAAGAACAGTTACCAATGTCGTATTACTCCAGCAATAATAAAAATATTTGTGATAATGTAAGTTAGAACAATGGCGGTTCGAACAAGTGCTATTTGATCAGCTTCGCTGTCTGTAGCACCTGTTTTTTCTCCAAGGGCTTTAGCCCAAAGCCGCCATAGTCTTTTCATTAGCCTTCGTATGTTGCTGAGTTAGCATTATGTTCAAAGACTTCTACACTCTTAACACGCACACTTGGGTTAATTGGGTAGCGCATATCACCGCCTGCTAAAAGTTCAGCCATCTTGTCGTAGGCAAGTTTAGCGAACATTTCACAGCCTACACCAGGAACAATGCGTAGGTCGCATACTCCACTGTCGTTGAATCCACCCTTGATTTCGTTCAGTTGTTTGAATACTTCTAAATGAGGATCGTCTTCAGCGATTACCAAAGTATGATCAAACATATAGTCTGCCCATGCTTTGAATTCTTTGAGTCCGCCAAAGTCCATGCACCAGTTCTTGTCATCTAATGTATCACATTCGAATACAAGTTTAATGCCGATTGAATAACCGTGTAGTGTTGAGCAATGACTATGTGTGGCACGCCATTGTCTGAAGCAGCAACTAAGACCTCTGTCGTTGCCGTAAGTTTTTGTTGAGTAAAATTTTGCCATCTCTAGTCTCCTTTATATAGGTAGCAAGTTTGATGACTGCAGAATGTTTAAAGAGGGATGATGCCATAAAGTCCTCTGTATTACTGTGTGTATATTGTAATATTATATTACCTTAGTATTTATAATGCAACAAATTCTACATTATTTTTTTGCCATTCGTCTGGCATTTTCCATCCTGATTTATTAATTATGGTAAATTTTGTATTTGGAAAACATTCAAAAATTTTTCCTAGTTGGTATACCCAATATGAAAAATCAACAGCATGAGAATCTCTAGGCGCATAGTTTTTTGTATCTTTGTAGATATTATTGACCTGAGGAATCGCTAATTCTCTTACAGTTAAACTATTTTTATTTCGATATGTAGAAATTCCATACAAATCGAATCCTAATAATTTAATATCATCTGCCATCTGTGTTGCTAATAAAACTGCATACGTTCCACTACCCCAGTGTTTGGGATTGTCTTCTCTAGATGTTCCGTGATAAGGAAGTTCGGGCAATGTGTTAACTTTAAATTGTTCAGCCCATTCCTTTCTTGTGTATATATTTTTTACAGAATTTTCAAAGGCTTCTTTTACAGTTCTTTTATCTGCACACACAAGATAGTCAACAGAAATATCTCGATGAACTGCATTGCAGCCTATCAAGATATCATATGTAAAAGAATTGAGGTTTACAGAAGAACGACTTTCGCCGTTACCAAGAACCAGGGCAGACTTGCCCATGCTTACTTCCTATCTTTTATTTCACCAAAAGCCAGCCAAGAACCAGGATTACCGGCACTCACGCAGACCCAGCCAACAAACTTACCTTGTCGAGGTTCTGAATTCCAAACAATATCACCTACGGTAAACACGCCCTCTGTGGGGGCCTCTGAAGCATATAGTTGTAAATGATTGTTTAATCTTACCGGACCAGCAACATGAAGGTCTACATTAGGGTCAATATTTTTAACACCGACTCCTAGTTTGCCTGGAATAGAAACTGATTTACCTGCATTGCCTAAAACAATGTTGCCCGAAGCACCTATAGTAATTCTTGAAGTATTATCTGTTACGATATTGAAATCAATAGGTCCAAACGTACCTATCATTCCTTTAAGATTATCGTCGGTGCCAACCATGACTTCAATGCCCATTTCAGCAACACTTAATGCAGCATGGGGCATATCTGTTCCAATACCTAAACGATCCATAGTTGAATTATAGAATAGATATTGATTGATTCTTACATCGCCATCAACTAATAGTCCTTTTAGGATTCCTACTTCGCGAAGTGTACTTTTTGTCACAGTGGGACCAATTTCGTCTTCGCTTAATACTTTTGAACCATTGATGCTAAAATATCGATCTTTATTGAGGTCGATTGTTTCTGATGAAAAGAATCTGTTAGGATCTGGTCTATAAACAAATTGTTTGTTATAGTCCTTACTGGTCCAAATTAATCCTTTGCTGGAAATTTCTCCTGTAAATGTAAGAGAAGTTTCTTTTTCAAGTTTGATATCTGATATGATTTCTTTTGCAGTAATGGTATCTGCGATAATGGATTTTGAAACAAATGCACCATCAACAGTTAGATTTCCTTTTACGATATCAGCTCTGAGAGCTTTTATTGAAACAGATTCGTTGTTTATCACAATCTGCTGTGTTGTTGCATTATCGGTAATTCCCGAACTGCTGAAATTCTTAACAGTGCCGCCACTGATTAAATCACCGCTAATAGAGTGTTTTGGCAGACTTTCGATAATAGATAATGGGTTAGCCGTGGCAAAATCTTCGCTGTAAAGTGCGTCCGATAATGCGGCCAGTGCTTGATCAATATTCTTTTTGTTCATAGTAATGTATTTATCCGCCAAATAAAAAGCGAGCCGAAGCCCGCTTTTTATGGACTACACTACTATTTACTGTACTTTAAGTAGAATGATTTCTTCGTTGATACGTCCGTTGAGCTTGATATCAACAGCCTTGATATCGTCTAAGAATTTGCGTAGAGCCACTTTTCCTGCGGCTTTGAATTCTTTAAGCTGATCTTCGGGCTTACGCAGAGTCTTTTGTACACTTTTAAACTCGCTGTATCCAGTAATACTGGTTCCTTTGACACTGAGTTCTTTGTACTCGTCGGCAACATATTTGCCTAGTTTGCGTGATTTTGTGTTGTAAACCCACAGCTCTTGTGCACCAATGATATCCACAGGATTAATAGAAACCAATTTAAGAGGCTCATTAGTCTTGGAATATTTCAGCTTGGCAACAATTTTATCTTTGGGCTGTGCTTTCTTAGCACGTGGCTTGCGATTAATTTTGGCTTCTTGTCCAAGCATCTCGCAGGCAGAAATAATTTCGTGATAAAATGCTGTGATTTTTTTAATCTGCGATTTAGAAAGATGACTGTACGCTTCTTTAAGCTGCTCACATTTTCCTTCAGCAAGTTCTAGATATTCTTCGTATTGGCGAAGATACAATTCTTTGATAATGCGAGCGTGTGCGGCTTTGGCATCTTTGCCTCGCAGAAGATTCATAACTTTAAATGCCTTAGGATCAAATGATTCTGGGTCTGTTGAAAACGCTTCAAGGGCATCTTCAAGTTCATCGGTCATCTTATAAGATGCTTCACGAACACGTTCTTGAATGCTAGGCACATACACTTCTGGTTTGTCTGTGTTTTTCTCAACAGCATCTTCATCAATATCGTTTTTGCCTTCTTGGATAACTTCGTAGATGCGCTTACGAAGCCATTCTGCAGTATCTCTACCATCATTGAAATCTGCACGAATCGCAGGCATACCTTTCAACAAGCAGGCAGCGATTGCGCCCATTGTGGTTCCGCAACGATTGTCTTTGGTTTTCTTAAATGCGGCAATGTCTTCTTTGGTACAGCCAATTGAGCTCATCCAATTGATGACTTTGGGCTTGAGTTCTTTTCCGGAACTTTCAAGGCGATACCATGTCATAGCAGTATGGAAGTGACGCAAGAATTGGTTAGTATCCCAAGTTTCGTGTCCGTCCCATTTTGGAGAATGATCTCGTCCTTTAGATGAACGTGCTTCTGCCAAATGTTTTGCTTTGCTTTTTACTGCTGCCATTGTATGCTCCTGAGTAATGTTAAACAATACTTATATTATAACACCAAAAGGACTGATTGTCAAGTGGGGATATTTTGGAATCGCTTAATAACAACGGTGTCGCCGTCGTCGTTTTCTTGATAAACAACGGCAGCGACCCACCCTTCTTGGAGACTTTTTTTGGCTAAATCAAAAGCTTCTTTTTGGCTAGCCGTGGTATCAACAAGTTCTTGGTGTCCGATATCATCTTCCACCCAAACTTCAAAAAGCATGTAGCTCATTCTTCGTTGTCCCACTCCACAGGCAACCAGCCCAATGCTTTTAGATCCATTTGGATTTCTTCAGTTACGGTACCTTCTGGTACATAACTTTTTCGTTTTAAATCGTATGCTTCGTCATATACATCGGGTTCATCGCCACCTGCTATTCCAGAACAGTACCAATCTATATAGTCACCTTCCTGTCGCATATCTGCAACAATGCCTCCAGCATGACGCCAGGTACAGGACCAACGTTGATTTTTTAAAATAGGCATGACATCTATTTTGATAAACTGCATATTACACATTGCCGCATAAAGATTCTGTGCATATGATTCAGAGCTTCGAACCTTATCACACATCCATTTACTACTGCGCAGATCATACTCCATATTGTCTTTCTGCCATTCTGGGTCTATAAGATTTGCTTCATCTTGTTCTTTGGCTGACTTCCAAAAGTTCTCATAATACTCTGGAAGTTCCCGTCCATCTTCTTTAGCCCGTTCTTTGGCAGCTTCCAATTGGAAGGTATGCCGTTCTGGGCTCTTACTTACTTTGGTCATACAGTTTTATCTGATTCTGTGATCGGATATGCTTTATAGATTTTTTCTAATGCTACAGCAGGATCCCAATCTTTACAATATTTCTTACGGTTGGCACGGCCTTCTTTGGTGTCTGGATCATAATCAATCCATTCAAAATCAGTACCATCGCATTCTGGACAATGGCTGTTGTAGTCATCATCTTCACGCATATCGCTACGCATACCTACCCAACCACAGTCCTTATTAGAACATTGCGCATCTACCGGTTCTGGCGGCTGATTAACCCATGAGCTGGTATCCCAATTATAACCCTGCCATGTGTCAACACCTGATTGAGGTTTGAATTGTCCGTGTTCCCACTCGCCAAACTCTGTGCCGTTCCAATACAGTGTGCCGTAGGTAGTACCATAATTACGCCATACCGCACTGTACCAACCCTCTACAGTAGGCTTAACTTTTGAAAATTTAAACTTAGGTGACTTTTCCCAATCGCTTGGACTCGGACCACTTGGAGGATGTCCCCAATCTTTTTCTTCTGGTTCATAGCGTTCCCAATTGCCTTCGTCGTCTGTGACCAATACCATAACCATATCAGAGCTCTTGCCGTCTGTGCTGCCACCCCAATTGTCGATATCTTCACCGTCATAGGCCACACTGTTAACTAGTTCTTCACCGTCAATATCATCGTAACCCAATACTAGTTTATCAAGTTCAAACGGTGCCCGAAGTTCGATTTCGCCTTCGAAGAAAGTACCTTTTTCATTGCTGGTCCCAACAAACACCACTGTGCCTTTAGGCTTTGATCCAATCCATACTTCGTCATTGCATGACCATTCTGGCTCTGGATTTCCATCGTCATCTAGGCCACCAGTGATACTGTCCAATGATTTTTCATATATTACATTGCCCTGTTCATCTTCAATCTGAAGTGTACCAGCGTTGCGACTAACACCGTTGGTATGTGCCATGTCATCGCACTCGTACCAGCTACCTGGAGGAAATGGCATCATGTCTACATCGAGGCCCATTTCTTCAACTGTATCTTCATCACCCCAAGCAATCTCCGACAAGTCAACTTGGTGATCATTGCAGTAGTCCCAAATCTTTTTGTCTACAGTTCCCATGACCTTTTCACCACCGTAGCCCCACATACTGATTTTATATGTGCGTGGAGTGAACTTTAGAACTTCGATGAGTTTTTGTTGCTCTGCTAAGTTCTTAGCTTCTAGCTCTTCAGCAGTAGGTGCTGGTGCTTCGTCTGGCATAAACGGCCATGAGCCTTTGGGGTTAGATGTCATACACAATCTCCTTCTCTTGCTAGTTTTGTTGTTGCCTTGGTTTTTGGGTCTGTCTTTGCTTTAAATTCTTTAACATCTTCTACTGCACTTAGCAAAGTTTGAGCATAATTAAAAGCCTGTTGTTGAGTTAAATGTACTACTGATTCAGTATCAATATACCCTTTGGTTAACAATGTCCAAATATGTTGCCAACGAGTCTTACTCCACCAGTTAGTTTTTCCGGTAGTATATACAGTAACTATGATATCGTGTTCATCAGCTTCAACCCACACGTTATGATTATGGGTCTCATCACCGCATTCGCAAGAAATGCGATAAACTTTTGAGTCTCCCCAATCGTTGGTTTTCATAATGCCTTCTGCTGGAATTTGTGTTTTCATTGTATTACCGGTTTGTCAAAAGTTTTTATCTGTGTACGGCTCATAGAAATCATATCAACCATCTTGTTATATTCGTCTTCATTTAACGAAGAACGATAAAGACTCAGAGCCTGTGTCATCATGATCGCAGCCACTTCCATAGGACCGTGTTTACCGACCATGTGATCTGTGAACTCTAGATAGTTATCATACAACTGTTGTAGTTTTCTGTCTGTCATATTTTGTGTGTTGATGCTGATATTCTCTTTTAAGCCACCATTTATACGTGTTCCAATATTCTTTAATTGTAGCAGGACTCTGGTGAAATGTCAACCGTTCCTCGCAGTTTTCCATCCAAATTTCTCGAACCCAATTTCTAAATGTTTTCATGTCCAAAGACTTTCGCGAATTTTAATAAGACGAATCATCATTTGTTCTTCTTCTTTGGCATAGTCAGCTTCGATTTTACGAAGTAGCTTGTGCGACTTGTTGCTCATCTTTTTAAGTTCGGGACTCTTATCTCCACTGAAACTTAACTTGCCA